AGTAAGTGTTGTAGTTGCAGGGATATGTGGCATAGTAATTACGAAAAATGTGTTCGGATCTAACGAAATTCATGGCAAATTAAAGAATAGATACTTGGAATATATTAATAATTTAGAAGTTGACAATAAAAAACTAAATGGAAAGTTAAACAAGATGAAACAAAACGTAACCATTGATTCAAACGACTTTGATAAGGAGAACCCACTAGGATCTATTGCAGGTCTTATCTCACAGTTTGCACCAATGCTTCCAAAGAACATTCAACCATTATTACAAAGTCCGGAAGCTATGGGATTTATTGAAAAGATGGTAAAAGATAACCCTGAGAAAGTAGGGGAATTAATTGGAAAGTTTGTAAAGAAACCTAAAAGTAATGAACAAGAATCTACCGTTAGTTTGGAATCCGTCTAGACGTGGAAAGGAAAGCGGTTCATACTGCACTGCTTGCTATGCTGGGTGGGGAATTATCTTTGATGGGGATACAGTTAAAATCGACAAGTGTCTGTTCTGTAATGGATGAAACTCAATGAAGTCCTTCTCATCGGTGGTGCATTACTTGCAGCTTTGGTTCTCTCTAAGGGTGGAGCAGTTTCATCAGTTTTACAAAACGCTGCCATTCCTTTATTGTCTAATGAAAATCAAAATCAAAAAGAAATCACAACGGTAATAGTAAAGCCGCCACAATTTACCAGAATAGACATTACCGAACAACTAAGAAATATTTCTAGCTTGGAGCTTGAAAAAAATTTAACACCATTACAAAATCAAATTAATGAATTAAAAAAATATATTTCAACACAACAACAATTTGAACCTTCAAAAGATTTTTCAAATTTAGCTCCGCCAAATTGGCAAACATCTGCTATTGGATTACTTGGAAAATTTGACAGGGCATTAAATCAAATTGGAAGTGGTAATAGTATTTTTCCTGATTTTAGATTAATAATAAATAAAGAAAATAGATCGATTATACAACAGCAATCACAATATGAAATAGCAAAACAAAACATTGGAAAAGCTAATGAAATGATAACTAGACAACAGGGTGAAATTGATTTAATAAATGAAGAATATCAAACAAGATTTGGCGGTTTAAGCCGATATGGTTAAATTACTTAACGGTATTCGCTAAGGTATGGTTTCACTTAACACAATTATTACGATAGGCGGTTTAGGAGCTGCTTATTTAATATTTTCAAGATTGGGTGGCGGTGCAGGTATTGGTTCCGCTATTGGATCTCAAATTGGAGACTTTACAGGTGCATTAGGTAGCGGAATAACCCAAGCTGTAAACAGATTTGGAAATCTTGTTGAGACACCTCAAGCAAATGAACCAGAAGGATATAGATTAGATCCTACCGAAACTAGAGATTATAATGAATATGTAAATTATCAGCCACAAAGTACACCACAAGCAGAAACATCTTATGGTGAGACAGGTAGTGGTTCACCGGCTTTTATCTTTCCTGATTCCCCTGCAACAATAACTCCACCACCAGCTATTCAATATGGTTCTCCTTTGCCACCCTTTGCAGGTGATTTAGAATATGTAGTTCAAACTTTTAATCAAACACCAATTGAACAAAGATTTCCTAATGTAAGAAAAGCAACAACAGCGGAAAAAAGTTATTTACAAAGTTATGGGATAGGTTTGTAAAATGGCAAAACTAACAGGTGCAAAGAAAACAGCATTTCTAAAACGTATGGCATTAGGTAGAAAAAAAGCGAGAACCGTTAAGAAAACACCAACACGTAAACGTAAATCGATAACAACTAAACGAAAATCAATACCTTTAAGAAGGGCAGCTCCACGTAAAAGAACTATGGTTAAACGTAGATCAAGAACTATCCGTAGAAGATCATCTTCAATGGGTAGAGGAATTGGTTCAAGTTTGAAAACCGGTGTAATTGGCGATGTCGTCAAAGGAATCGGTGCAGGCAGTTTGGTATCTTTAGTTATGAGTAGGGTCGCCCCTAATAGCTCAATAACTCCGATAGCAGCTACAGGTGCAGCTTTCTTAACAGGCGGAATCGTTGGCGGTGCAGCTAATTTAATTCTAACAGGTGGGTTATCCCAACTTGGCGGAATGTTTGGCGGTACAGCTAGTGCACCACAACAGGAGTTCGGAGTCTAGATATGTTACCAGTACAAAGAACCTACACAGGTACTCCAGTAGCATTACTAGCACCAGTATTTATGTTGGATAATCAAACAGGACTATCAAACTTTCTAACTTTAACTCCTAACGTATTACAAGACGTAGTAAACAACCCAGATCCAGCAGGAGCATTACAATATCAATTCACATTGGTAAAGAACGGTAACGCAACAAGTGTAAGAGCATTCTCTAATGCGATCTCACCAACTACTGCAGGTCGTGTACCAATTGGCCCAGTAAATATGAGCTCAGGTTCATACCAATGGCAATGTACACAACAAGGAGCTGGTGCAGCTACTGCAACTACTATACTCGTGAGATACGGATCACCCTTGAACTAAGGAGTTACAAATTCATTATGCCTTTTTCTAATAACATAGTAAACAATTACCAGCTCAACAGTGGAAACACTCCACTACTCTATCCAGTTCGTATTGTATGCCCGCAAGGAGTTACAACTAACATATCATTCCCAGATCAGTTTTTGGGTAGATGTATTAATTTAAAAATAACAAACAATGATGGAGCTAATGCTGCTTCTTATGATTATAATTTGAATGGAGTATTTGCAAATCTTGCATCATCTACTTTTGCAACCGTTGACAATGCAGTTATTAATTATCTTACTGTTATTGCTGGAGCTGCCGGAACTGTTCTAATTGAAGCTCAAGTGCTCCCTGCAACTAGAAGCGAAGTGCCAATAGAGGTTCAAGTATAGTGGCATTTGGTGGATCAAGCACTAGCGTTACTTTACCCCATACACATAATCAAACATTAGTAGCAGATGGGGGACAACTATCAGAAACATTAACAGATATGAATGGTGTAACATTATTTTCATTAATTACCGCTGCATCAGGTACAGAAACTCATATATTTACAACTGTTGAAACTTGGACACCAACGGATCAAACTGGAATCATGGAAGTTTTAGTAGATACCACCTTAATGGCCGGTGGTGCTGTAAATATAACAATAGATGGAGTATTATCAGAAACAATAACAACTGCAACATCAAACATTAGACTTTATAATCCGACTACATCAATAACAATTCAAACAGCCGCTGGAGCAGTTGCACCATTAGTATTAGAGCAAACAACAGGCGGTTGGAAAGAAGCTTTCACAGATGTTAATAGGGTGGGTCAGCAGTTTGTTACAGGTTCTTCACTCATAGGAGAAACGATAACTAAGGTTTTAGTCAGATTAAAAATTAATGCTGGAACCCCAAGCGGAACAATAACATGCACTGTTAGAGATTCCGCAGATACAATTAAGCTTACGATGGGAACTTCTAGTGCAGGTGGTTTGACAGGTTCTTATCAAGATGTAACTTATGAAAATTTAACCGGTGTTACAATAGCTGATCAGGATAAAGTTTGTATTGAATTTGCCGAAAATCTTACTGATACTATACAAGTTGAAGTAGCTAATTCAGATGTTTTAGCAAATTCTAGTTCATGGTATTATACAAGTTCATGGAATGAAAGGGCAACTTATGATATGTATTTTAAATATTATGGCAGTCTAGCTTATGCCGGCACTGTTTATGCTAGTGTATCTCAATAACTTAAGTCCATCTAACACCACAGTAAACACAATGTGCTATGCCTTGAGAGTTGCAACTACTGATCAAGAAGGTATGCTCAAGAACTAACCTATCCTTCTTTCTACATCTGTACTCGCCTTTCATTCTTCATCTATTCCATGAAATAATACTTTTATTTCATTATTGGATAAAAATACTCCATGATATTTTATAATCATTCTTCATCATCCCAATCAAAGAGAACCTTACAATTACTGCACCTAACTTGGTTCTCAATGTCTATCTCTTCTTCACATTCAGGACATGAATAATTCTCCCAGTTCATGCCTCAATACCTATCTTTCTTGCTAAACTCATTACACTTGCAGCTATGGCTTCATCTGCAGATTCCATGTGTTGTCTTGATCTAATCTGTTCAACCAATGCCCAGAATGATATTGACATTGTCAAAGTCTTGTGGGTTTTGATTTCTTTGGTTCTCTTAATCATACAGAGTCTTTACAAAGTTTCTATTTAACCGTACACACACACACTTGATATTTTCAACCTAAATTCCCCCAAACAACTCTTCATAAATTTTCCGTTGTTTAGGGTTCCCCAACCCCGAAAGACATTCCCCGCAGAGTGCCTTTCCCTTTTAGGATTACAAGTGTCGTACCCAGTCCTAGTTTTATGTGTAGTGAAAACAAACCAAATTAGGGGGTTAAGGGGGGTTTTAGGGGGGACAAGGGGGTAAAAGTAACAGTTTTATCAATGTGGAGTGGAAATAAAGGTGTGTTTGAGTACATAATTTTAGTAAGTGTTGTAGTTGCAGGGATATGTGGCATAGTAATTACGAAAAATGTGTTCGGATCTAACGAAATTCATGGCAAATTAAAGAATAGATACTTGGAATATATTAATAATTTAGAAGTTGACAATAAAAAACTAAATGGAAA